CTTGCAGAGTGCAAGAGAATTGCTGACAATCACCGGAGAGCAAGAGACTATCACAAGGAGCAGACTGCCAAAGTCAAGCAGTTGAACCAAGATAATCTTATGAAGCTAAACAATGCTGACCAGGATTACATAAAGATTCAAAAGGAGTTTTATTATTGGCGGAGTGTGACATTTGCCATCACCATTTTTGCCTTAGCCATGACTGTTCTATTATTTCACTGCTTGAGGAAATGAAATACGGATCAGTATGCTCAGGCATTGAGGCAGCTTCAGTAGCTTGGGAAAGCCTTGGATGGGAGGCTCAATGGTATTCAGAAATTGAACACTTCCCATCAGCAGTTCTTGCACACCGATTCCCAACTGTGCCAAATCTTGGGGATATGACTTTAATACACGAAAAAAAAGAATTTCAAGATGCAACTATCAATCTTCTTGTCGGAGGAACTCCCTGCCAAAGCTTCTCAGTCGCAGGACTTCGCAAAGGACTTGCTGACCCACGAGGCAACCTTATGCTCACCTTTCTCTCTTTGGCTGAAAGAAAGAAGCCAAGGTGGCTTGTATGGGAAAATGTCCCCGGTGTGTTGTCAAGTAACGGAGGAAGGGATTTTGCAACCTTCCTCACTGCGTTGGGGGACATCGGGTATGGGTTCGCCTACCGGGTTCTTGACGCTCAGTACTTCGGAGTGGCCCAAAGACGCAGAAGAGTGTTTGTTGTCGCACACCTTGGAGACTGGAGGCCTGCTGCCTCGGTATTATTTGAGTCCGACTGCTTGCAGGGGAATTCTAAGGAGAGCAGAGAAAAGAGGAAAGCAACTTCCTCAAATGCTGAAGGAGGCACTGGAAGCAGTGGCTTTAGGATGACTGCATTTGGTCAATATGCCGATGATGATACTGCCTCCACATTAAAACAAAGAGATTATAAGGATGCCACTGATTTAGTAGCCCACGCATTCAAAGTGAGAGGAGGCTCGGAGGTAGAAACCGGTGAGCAAGGTGGTACACCTGGGAAGAAAGCAGGGAAGGGATACCTTGGTCAAGATGAAAAGGTATTTACCATTGGCACTACACAAGATCAACAGATAGCACAACCAATAGCCGTTTATTGCTACAATCAAACTATCAATCACAAGACATCCCAAACCATTGGCTCTTCTGCCTCAGATGTGAACCATTATGGAGCGGTTTTACATCCAACAATCATTGACAGAGCAGCTTTCAATCAGGGCGCAAATGCTCAATATGATATCAAGATTGAGCAAGGGGAAACTATGCCATCTCTTGTTGCGAAAGGGCCGCATGGTGTTGCTACGCAGAACATTAGTCCAACATTAACCGCATCAAATGACCCAAGTAGAAGTCCTCAGTCAAGTGAGGTAACGAATCAAATTAAAGCAGTATATCAAGCTTCAATGGCAATCCGCAGATTGACACCAAGGGAATGCGAAAGGTTACAAGGGTTTCCGGATGATTGGACTTTGATTCCTTACCGGAACAAGTCTGCTGAACAATGTCCTGATGGACCAAGGTATAAGGCTTGTGGAAACTCAATGGCAGTTCCAGTTATGCGATGGATTGGGCAGAGGATACAAATGGTTGAACAATTAATAAATCAAGTAAAATGAAAAACGACTTTAGCAAGTTCACCTGCTTTGTTCGGGGCATTATAGAAACAGGTTTTGTTATTAAGCATTCTGACAAGGCTCTAAGGCATGATGTGAAGCTTCACTTCAATAGGCTACTTCATCACTCTGTTGAGTTTGAGAAGTTCCTGCACCAGCAATTAGGCAAAGACATGGCAGAGGCAGAGGATACAATCAATAGTTCAATCATTGATCTTGTTTGGCAGATATTCGACATGGAAGAGGAAGAGGTTAATCGTTTCATAGAATACATCAATAATTTTGATGATCATTTGAAAAAGTAATTATATTTGCATCGGCTTAGGCCACCGAATTACGACCTCGGTTTAAATAGAAACTAATGAAAAATATTAAAGCCTCATCCGGTAAGTACCTGTCAGCCTATGTTTCGGCTGGTCGTAGCAGGGAAAACTGGATGAGGTTTTTGTTTTATGGAATTAAATTTTGGCAAGTTTAAAGGGCAAGAAATTGAAGATGTCCCCACAAGCTATTTAGCTTATTTACTCGAAGCAGATTTTGTTGAATATGAAATTAAGGCTGAATGTCTTGGCATTATTAATTTCAGGTATTCAGATTATGAACTTCCAACAAAGCATTTCAATCAGGAAATAATTGATAAGGCTTATAAAAAGTTAGTTCAAAGACATCATCCTGATACTGGAGGAAATCACTATGCAATGATTGCCTTAAATGAGTTTAGACAAACTTTATTTGAATCACTATGAATGGCTATCAACTAACCAGGAGATGGTTCAATTTTACTTTTGAACATACAGAAGCAAAGGCTCAACACACTGCTATCTATTGCTGGCTTATAGAACTAAATAATCGTTTAGGCTGGAAAGATGAGTTTACAATCAATACTCAGTTTACAATGGAAGGGCTATCAATAGGAAATAAAAACACCTATTTAAGCGCACTTTCTGATCTTGAAAATTGGGGATTTATAAAGACAATCAGACCTTCAGTAAATCAAAATTATGGCAGGGTAATTACTCTTCGCTGTTACGATAATGACACGGCGGTGCATACGGCGACTACTACGGCAATGGATACGGCACTGATACAACAAAATGACGGCAATGATAACGGCAGTGTACCCATAGTTAAACAAGTAAACCAAGAAACCACTAAACCAGTAAACCATAAACCAATTTATACTCAAAAAGATTTTAGTGATGGTCTCATAGACTTTGAAACTAAATATGCCAAAAGTATGATTGACCAATTTTATGAATATTGGACAGAAACTGACCAAAAAGGAAAAATGAGATTTCAGGCTCAAAAATTCTTTGACATATCTAAAAGATTGGCAACTTGGAAACGAAAATCATCTGATTTCCATACAAACAAAAAAGAGGCAAGCACGGATGTTCCGGCGGAAAATGCCTCTTACAAGCCTCCTCATCAAAAAGGAGTTGATTTCTCAAACTGCATACCTAAATCAAGACAATAATGGAATTTCAAAATGAAGAAGTAGAAAAGCAAGTCCTATCAGCCATGATGCTTTATGATGAAGAAAGATTAGAAGCTTTCAATATCCTGCCATCAGTGGAGGTTTTTCAAGTAGAAAAAAACAAGACAATAGCCAAGGCTATCCAAGCCCAACATGATGCTGGAGAGCCAATCAATTTGGAGACTCTTGCACTAACCTTAAAAAAGTCAAACCTCATCAATGAAGCTGGAGGTGTCAAGTATCTTTCAAATGTTTTCACAAGCCTTAAGAATCCTGGATACATTGAAATTCATTGCAGGATACTTGTTGAACAATATCTGAAAATGAAAACCTATTTCATTGCTCAGGACTTGCTTGCAGGATCTACTTCAGATGCCATTGATATTTTTGAACATCTTGCTAAAATTCAACTTCAATCTGATAACCTACTTGCTTCCACAATCAACCAAACCGAGGAGAATTTTCAGAAGGCATTAATTGAAACTTCAGACAGTTGGTTTAATCGGGCAGAAGGAACAATCGGAGGCTTTTCAACCGGAATAGAATCACTGGATAAACTTTGCGGAGGATTTAACCCTGGTGAACTTACAATTGTTGGAGCAAGACCCGGGCAAGGCAAAACTGCACTTGTGGTGAGCATTATGCGGAACTTAGCAAAGCAGGGAATACCATGCGGAATGTTTAGCCTTGAGATGACCAAATCAGAACTAATCCAAAGGCTTGCCAGTCAGGAGTCAGAAGTTTATGCTTTTAAAATAAAGCAGAATGAACTCAACAACTTAGATAAGGATTCACTCAAGAGAGCCGTTGATCGCATGTCAAACTGGAACTTGAAAATAAGTGAGGATGGTTACATGAACATAAGGAAGCTTAGAACCAAAGCAACCATGTGGAAGAATAAGTTTGGTATAAAAATTATCTTTCTTGACTACCTACAACTTATGGAATCGGTAAATCCTAAAGAGACTAACCGAGTAAACATAATCGGAGAGATTTCAAGAGGTCTCAAACTTCTTGCTAAGGAACTTCAGATTCCAGTCATAGCCTTAAGCCAATTAGCCAGGAGAGTTGATGAAAGGCAGGATAAGATGCCAATGATGTCAGACCTTAGAGAATCAGGAAGCATTGAACAGGATGCAGATGTTATTTGGATGATGCTTCGGCCTGAATATTATTATGAATCTACCAGCACCACCAAAATAGGAGACAGAGAATACCCGAATGAAAATTTATGTATTATTGATCAAGTAAAGATGAGATCAGGCTCAACTGGAATCAAACCTTTATATTTCGATGGCCCATTAATGCGACTCAGGAACTATGAATAACATAAGCATCAGCCAAGTGCCTTCTATGTGGGAAGGCATTGCAACCTATGAGAATGATTTATTTTACTTTCAACCCAAACACATGACAGTCCAAGACATCAGATTTTTCCTGAATCGCAAGTGCAAGCAACTTAGAGCCAAACTTGAGGCCAATCCTGCACCAGGATATCAATCGAGATGGCAGAATCAACTTGACCTCTATGAGTCAATTCTAAAACACTTACCTTTGCATTAAACTATTTAAAGCTATGCCATTGAAAAAGGGAACAAGCAAAAAGACCATCAGCGAAAATATTAAGATGGAAATGAAAAAAGGCAAGCCTCAAAAACAAGCTGTGGCAATGGCCTTATCTTCTGCTGGAAAAAGCAAGAAGACAGCTAAAAAGAAAAAATAATCAACCACAAAACTAAGGCTGAAAGGCCGGTACAAATTATGGCAGCACCGAAAGGAAATCAATGTTGGATGTTAAGGCTAAAGCATGGCCTTGATGGTAAATTTAAAACACCTGAAGAAATACTTGAGAACTTTGAACAGTATGTTCAGTGGGCAGAAGAGACTCCACTGATTGAAGTGGATTTCAGAGGCAAGGATGCAACTGAGGTCAGATTGCCAAAGATGAGACTGCTAACCAAGGAAGGCTTTGCGCTTGCTTGTGGATTCTCATGCTGGACTAAGCTTTCAGAGTATAAGAACAAATCAAAAGATTTCGGTAGTGTCTTTACACGCATAGAGCAAGCCATCTACACAAGCAAGCTGGAAGGGGCTGCAAGTGGCTTCTTTAATCACAACATTATTGCAAGAGACTTGGGGCTAATGAACCAGGAGCAAGTGAATATGCAAGTGAGTGAGGTGATTAAGCCTACAAGCCTTAAGAAGAGAAAATCGGAGGACACAGTTGGCTAAGCTTGACCTGTCAGATGCTGACCTTTGGCAGCCCAAGTATCTTGATGCAGTAACTGACCCAAAGACCTATAATATCTTATGGGGCGGGGCAGGCAGCGGGAAATCTCAAACAATGATTCAGCTACTGCTTGCTGAGATATGCGACCATAAGGCCAATCAGTTTCAGACTTACTTTGTGATTCGCAAAGTGGCCTCAACCCTAAGAAACTCAGTCTTTGCTGACTTTCAAAATAAGATTACTGAATGGGGCTTAAATAAGCTATGCCGGACTAAGACTGGATATCTTGAGATTCAATCAGGAGGCAATAAGATTGTCTTTCTTGGCTGTGATGATCCTGAGAAGCTTAAGTCCTTAAGCCAAGCCAAATACATTTGGATTGAGGAAGCCACTGAGCTGACTCTTGAGGACTTTACGCAGATAACACTTAGGCTTCGGGGTAAGTCAGAGCATCCTAAGAGGTTCTTTCTTACTTTCAATCCGGTATCAGATAGTCACTGGATTAAAAAAAGGTTTTTTGATGATGTCCCGGCAAAGGAGGTCAATGATGTCCTAAGGCTTCACGGCACTTACCTTGATGCTTTAGACTTCTTAGATGACCAATACCCAATAAGGATGGAGGCACTAAGGACAGTAAGTCAGACTTACTATGAAGTCTATGCATTAGGCCAATGGGGAGTTTGGGATAGGGAGAGCCTATTTGTTACCAGCTTTGACTTCAGTCATCATGTCTATGGGGGATTTATTAAAGCATCCCCGAACCATGACCTTTACCTATCCTTTGACTTTAATGTGACTAACACATGCGTAGTGTGCCAGTTCATCAAGTATGGCTATGATGCAGACCAATATGCTAACATTAATGTCCTTAAGGTTTATAGAGTTGGAGACCTTAGCACTT